AGAGAGTAAACAAGGCTGATAAGCTCATCAGCAGTAATTGCCGTAGCGGAAGCTGCGGTTACGCCGGAAGGAGCACCACCAGCAGCAGAAGGGATGAACAGGCCAGTAGGTCTGTCGATAGCCGTCTGGCCGGTCTGCACAGCACCGTTGATGAAGGCATCTTCTTCAGTTTCACCGAAGGCGCGACCGAATTCCTCAGAGATGTAGCCTTCGATATCGAAAAAGCTGTCAGAAAGAAGCTCGTCGGACACCTTGATGAGATTAGTCAGCTTGAAAGCGTCAATGCTGGTCTGAGTGAAGGTCGGATTGCTCTCGGTGTAGGCACCGTTCTCGGCAGTCCATGCCGCCTGCGTGTGGCCGTTTGCCACAGGAATCTTGCGCTCATTCTGCGTGGTAATCACTTTGCAGCCGATGGTACGCATGATGTTGTTTTCATTAAGTGCCTGAACAAGGGTATGCTCGAATTCGATAGGAACGAGATAGCCGCCGTTGGCATCTGTTCCTTCCTCCAGCACATCACGAATCGCAGGATTGCCGGGATGGCGGATATTGTCCCAGAAGGCCTTCTTGTAGGCTGCGTATGCTCTGCCGGGCTTATCATCCGGCTCATCCTTTACACCGGGCTTTCCGGTGAGCGGAGTAGAAGTCGGAGCACTCATCATCTTGTCAATCTGCTCCTGACGCTGCAGGCGCTCGATATCCTTGGTGAGGTCGGTGACTTTCTTTTCCATCTTGTCGTAGGTTGCGGCATCCTCTGCAGAAACCATGCCGCCATTCTGAGAGTGGCTATTGAGAAACGCCTTAGCGGCCTCCCATGCCTTCGCTCTCTTTTCCATGAGTTCCATAATCTGAGTCATAGTAAAAATCCTCCTTTAATGTGCGAGAAGCGAAAGGCGCTTCTCAAGATCGGTTACTGGTACCATGTGTTTATTTGCTTCCGGCTTCTTCTTAGGAATCAGTCGGGAAAGCAGCGAATCAGTGACAGCCTTGCGAGAGAAAAGCATCTCCGCATCAGCCGTATCCTCTGGGACAGATTTCTCTCCATCCCTGAACAGAATCTCGTCAGCAAAGCCGAGCTTCACGGCTTCTTTGGCGTTCATCCATGTCTCGGCATCCATGAGCTGTGAAATCTTGTGGCGGGAGAGCCCGGACTTGATTTCGTAAGCGTTCATAATGGATTCCTTGACTTCGTTTAACATTTCGATGGCTTTCTGCATCTCCTCGGTATCACCGATGGCGATGGTCGCAGGGTTGTGTACCATCATCATGGCTACGGGACTCATGCAGACCTTCGACTGATGCCGCCGAAGCAGCGAGGGCGTCAATCTTGACCGTCACATCGTGCGGGTAATCCATCAGCATGTTGTAGATCTGTGCAGCAGCAAAAACATCACCGCCCGGAGAGTTGATCCAGAGGGTGATATTTCCATCGCCTGCATGCAGTTCATCACTAAATAACTTGGGTGTTACTTCGTCGCCGAACCATGTCTCATCGGAAATTTCTCCGTCGAGGTAGAGTGTTCGGTCGGAGCCAAAGCTGTCCGGCTCCTCGTTTCGCACCCAGTTCCAAAACTTTCTGGTCATAGTGCCTCCTTCTTTCTGAACCGGGTACGCCCGTTTTCGGGTTCCGGTTCGGTTTGTGATTCTTGTGTTTCATCAGCTTCCTCCTGCGTCTGTGCCAAGGCCGCAAAAATACCTGCGTCCTTGAGCTTTGTCATATTGCCGTTGATGAGATACAGGTCTCCGCCTTCCTCCTCTGGAATACGGTCGAGGTTTTCAAGCTCCCTGATATCGTTGGCGCTCATCCAGCCATTCTGACGTCCGGTTGCATAGCCGTTCATGCGGCTCTGGTAATCACCTCGCAGCAGGCCGTCCACGTTGAACTTAAAAAAGTAGCTGGCCTTTTCATCTGGTGAGAGCAGGGCACGCTGCATTGACTGTTCCCAGCGGCAGACCCACGGGTCGAGCGTGTATTTCACAAATTCCAGCGACTGCTGTTCAATGTTGGAAAAGCTCGATTTCTCAAGGTCTCCGATCATGTGTGGTGGGATGCGGAAGATGCGTGCAATCTCATTGATCTGAAACTTGCGCGTCTCCAAAAACTGCGTCTGTTCCGATGAAATGGAGATAGGCGTATATTTCATACCTTCCTCAAGCACAGCCACCTTGTTTGCATTGGCGCTGCCGCCAAAGGCCGAGTTCCAGCTTTCCCTTACACGTTCTGGGTCTTTTACCACACCGGGATGCTCCAAGATGCCGCCGGGCGTCGCGCCATTCGCAAAGAACTTAGCGCCGTATTCCTCACAGGCAATCGCCATACCGATAGCGTTCTTGGCCATTGCAATCGGGCTGTAGCCAACAAGGCCGTCAAAGCCAAGGCCGGGAACGTGCAGTACATCCTGCGGCTGGAGTCTGACGCGGCTGCCATCCATCGTGTGCGCCTCGTCCTGTGAGGTCTGGTATTCATAAAAGAGCTGGCCACTTTCATCGCGGTTGACCGTCATGCGGTTTGGCATCAGTGGATAAAGCGCTACGACTTCGCCTTTGCCGTTTCGGATGATCTGTGCGTACCCGTTGCCCCAAAGCAAAAGATGCGTCATAAGGGTTTCCCGGAACACAAAGGATGTCATCTCCGGATTTGGCTCATCGTGAAGCAGGAAATAGAGCGGATGATCCGTTGCTTTCTCCTTGCTGCCTCCGTCGCTATAGCGATACAGGTGAATTGGCAGGCCTGCAATCGCCTCGGAGAGAATTCGGACGCAGGAGTAGACCGGCCGTCATCTGCATGGCAGAGCGTTCTGTTACAGCCTTGCCAGAGGTCGTGCCGCCAAAGAAAAAGCGGTAGGAGCTTCCTGTGGTCGCATCCTTGGGCTTATCTCTTGATCGAAACAGTCCTGAAAATATGCTCATATTGATCACCTGCCTTTCAGATAAATAAAAGGCCTCTGCCGTCATAGACAGAAGCTCCGTTGTCGTTGCCGCATCGGATCGCACGGTCAAGCGCCATGATGGTGGCGATAGCTCCGTCGATCTTTTCTGTAGATTTTTCTTTATCGGCCTTGATATTTCCGGCTGGATCGGTACGGATGAAGATGTTGTCCATATTCCAGCGAAGTACCGGGTGGCCGCCGTGAGCGAGCCTCTTTTCCAACGTCAGTTTCATAAGCTCCTTGGTGGGAGGGCTCATATCCTTAAAGCCCTGTCCAAAGGGCACGACAGTAAAGCCCATGTTCTCCAAGTTTTGTACCATCTGGACGGCTCCCCAGCGGTCGAAAGCAATCTCGCGGATATTGAAGCGTTCGCCGAGGCGTTCTATGAATTTCTCGATGTAACCGTAATGGATGACATTGCCTTCCGTGTTCTGGAGAACACCTTCCTTTTCCCAAGTGTCGTAGGGCACATGGTCACGTCTGACACGCAGATCCAGCGTATCTTCCGGTATCCAGAAGTACGGGAGGATCACATACTTGTCATCTTCATCCCTTGGCGGGAATACCAGCACGAAGGACGTGATATCCGTAGTGGAGGACAGGTCGAGGCCGCCGTAACAGACACGGCCTTCGAGATCATCTTCATTTACCGGGAAGGCACAGGTGTCCCATTTATCCATTGGCATCCAGCGGACAGCCTGCTTTACCCATTGATTAAGGCGCAGTTGTCTAAAGGAGTTCTCCTCACCGGGATTTTGCTTCGCCGACTCGCAGGCGGCTTCCACCTTGTCTATACCGACCGTGATACCGAGAGAGGGATTCGCCTTTTTCCACACCTCTGGATCAGTCCAGTCCTCGTCAGGCTCCGCACCATAAATAACAGGATAGAAGGTTGGATCGACCTTCCTGCCGTCGAGGATGTCTTGCGCTTTCTGGTGGACTTCAAAGCAGATGGTGTTTGTATCGTTTCCGGCAGTCGTAATCAGGAAATACAGCGGCTGCATTCTGGCATCGCCGGAGCCCTTGGTCATTACATCAAAGAGCTTCCGGTTCGGTTGGGTGTGCAGCTCGTCAAAGACTACGCCGTGGATATTAAAGCCGTGCTTACTGTATGCCTCAGCAGAGAGCACCTGATAGAAGCTGTTCGTAGGCTCGTAGATGATTCGCTTCTGGGAGGCCAGAATCTTTACGCGTCGGTTCAGCGCCGGGCACATCCTTACCATATCCGCAGCTACATCAAAAACGATGGTGGCCTGCTGTCTATCGGCAGCACAGCCGTAGACCTCGGCGCGTTCCTCGCCGTCGCCACAGCAAAGGAGCAGAGCGACCGCAGCGGCCAGCTCTGACTTTCCCATCTTCTTCGGGATTTCAATGTAGGCCGTATTGAACTGCCGGTAGCCATTTGGCTTTAAAACGCCGAACAGGTCACGGATGATCCGCTCCTGCCAGTCAATCAGCTCGAAGGGCTTTCCTGCCCACGTGCCTTTGGTGTGAGTGAGCTGCTCAATAAACATCACAGCGAAGTCCGCCATCTGCTTGCTGTAGTGGGAAGTCTCTGCCATGAAGCGGGTCGGCTCATAGTTTTTCAGTTTTCGCATTGGCATGAAGCCGTGCCTCCTTTCAGGGCAAAATAAAAGACCGCCAAAGCGATCCAGTATCAGTACGAGAGAAAGAGCCCTGCGGCTCAGTCTCCCGGAATATTCATATTCGGGGTTTAATGCTTAGTTGTGGTTCTCAAGCAGGATGCAAAGCGCCATCTCTGCTTCCTTGCAGGTGGGCTTGATGTCCCAGCCTCTGTCGTAGTTACAAACGGTCTCGCCGTCAATCTTGATCATGAGCTTGATGATCCTGCCGCCGTTGATGCCGTAGGTCTCGCTTGGCTCGTCGTAGTGCTTTACCCAGTAGTGACACTTGGTGTATTTTTCCTTGTCTTTGGCATCCGGGATGCCGATAACTCCTTCGCTCCACATTTTCTTACGCCTCCTTTACCGTCATTTTGAAAGCCGGGATGAGCGCGTGTTCGTCCCTTCCGAAGTGGGTGTAGCGTTCCTTGACTTTCACAATCCCGTTCAGCGTGC